CGCGGCGATATGGTGCTGTTCTGGGATCGATCTAACTGGCAATCGCTGTGCAAGCCTTGCCACGACATTGTGAAGAAGCGGGAAGAGGCGCGTATGCCTCGGTCATGACGACTGGCTGTTGATTGACCGCTCGTCAGTGTGTTGCACGCCAACTCCCCGAATCCCGCACCGAACTGGTGCGGCACGTCAGTGCCCCGACCCGGGGGGGGTAAATTTTTGAGAAGTCGAAAGCTTCTAGACCACTCGCCCCCGCACGGACAGATTTTTTTCCTCTCATAGGTTTTTTGTTAATGGCATTAACACCCAAACAGCAGGCATTTGTGAATGCTGTTAGGGAAGGTGCGTCCAATAAAAATGCAGCCATCGCCGCGGGATACGCGGTCGACAGCGCATCGGTCGCCGGTTCAAGATTGGCCAAACATCCAAACGTCATGGCTGCCCTTGCAGCGTCAGGCGTTAACAAAATTGTTAAAGCCCGCTCACCTCGGTCTGCGCCAGCCTCCGACGCCGGCGAAGCGTTCGAAGAAGCTACCGAGGCCGGTTTTGATCTCGCCCAGGCGATGCGACACAGTGACCCAAAAGACTTTTTGCTCGCCGTAATGAACGACTTCGGCAGCGCCGCCAAGCTTCGAGTCGATGCGGCAAAGGCACTGATGCCTTTCGTTCACCAGCGCAAGGGCGATGCTGGGAAAAAACAGGACAAGCAGGACGCCGCGAAGCAGGCCGGTAGCGGTCGCTTCGGCACCGGTGCGCCACCGCTACGCGCGGTGAAGTGATATGGAATGGACAACAGCTTGCCCTGATTGGGAAAAGCGCATTTTGGCGAGCGAGTCGCTGGTGCCAGTTGTTCCACTGTTCCCTACAGAGCGCACAGAAGCGATGGAGGTTTTCAAACAGCTTCGTGTGGCTGACATGGCCGGCAAGCCAACGATGGGCGAAGTCTCCCGCGACTGGATCATCGATTTTGTTGGTTCAGTGTTCGGCTCGTATGATCCGGAGCAGGGTCGACGTCTGATCACTGAGTTCTTCCTTCTGATTTCGAAGAAGAACACCAAGTCGACGACCGCCGCCGGCATCATGCTCACTGCGCTGATCCGCAACTGGCGTCACTCGGCAGAGTTTCTGATCCTGGCGCCGACGATCGAGATCGCCAACAACAGTTTCTTCCCTGCCCGCGACATGGTGAACAGCGACGACGAACTGTCGGAATTGCTCCAAGTGCAGGACCACACACGGACCATCACTCACCGCCTGACCGGCGCCACATTGAAAGTAGTGGCCGCCGACAGCGACACGGTTGGCGGCAAGAAAGCCACCGGCGTTCTGATTGACGAGTTGTGGTTGTTCGGCAAGCGGCCCAACGCCGAGAACATGCTGCGCGAAGCCTGCGGCGGCCTGGCCTCACGGCCTGAAGGCTTTACAATCTTTCTCTCCACCCAATCCGACGAACCTCCCGCTGGCGTATTTCGGCAGAAGCTGAACTATGCCCGCGGCGTTCGGGATGGGCGCATCAACGACAAGCGCTTTCTTCCGGTGATTTATGAATTTCCGGAAGAGATGATTAAAGCCAACAAACACCGGGACCCTGCGAACTTCTTTGTCACCAACCCCAACATGGGTGCTTCGGTCGACACCGAGTTCCTGCTTCGTGAGTTTCAGAAGGCGAATGAGGACGGCGAGGAATCAATGCGGGGCTTCCTTGCGAAGCACCTGAACGTTGAGATCGGTTTGGCTCTGCGCTCGGATCGCTGGGCCGGCGCCGAGTTCTGGGAAGCGCAAGCGCGCCCCGCTGGAGTCAGCTTTGAATACCTGATCGACCGCAGCGAAGTCATTGATGTGGGAATCGATGGCGGCGGGCTTGATGACTTGCTCGGCTTTGCCGCGATCGGCCGTGACCGCGATACGAGGGAGTGGTTGTTGTGGACCCATGCCTGGGCACACCCATCGGTGCTGATTCGCCGCAAAAGCGAGGCAGCCAGGTTCCACGACTTCGCTCGCGATGGGCATCTGACACTGGTGAAGGCTATCGGTGATGACGTAACTGAGGTGGCGGAGTTGGTCGCCCGCGTCGAAATGGCGGGGCTGCTGGACAAGGTCGGTGTCGACCCGGCGGGCGTCGGGGCGATCCTCGACGCACTGGTCGCCGCAGAAGTGCCGGAGGAAAAGGTCATTGGCATTTCTCAAGGTTGGAAGCTGGGCGGTGCCATCAAGACGACCGAGCGCAGACTGGCGGAGGGAGGGTTGGTCCACGGCGGTCAACCGCTGATGAACTGGTGCTGTGGTAATGCTCGAGTGGAGCCCCGCGGCAACTCGATCCTCATCACCAAACAAGCATCGGGCTTCGCCAAAATTGACCCGCTGATGGCCACCTTCAACGCCGTATCGCTTATCTCGCTGAACCCGCAGCCCCAAGGCGGCCTCGACAATTACCTCTCCGACGGATTCTTCGGACTCATCGGCTCGAACTCATAGGTTGAATATGGCATCTCGTTGGTACAACCCGCTGACATGGCGCATGTTCGGCTACAACGACCCTGCGACCGGAGAATATGTCGAAGTAGAAATGTTGGCCGGTGGAAAGCGCACGAAGTCCGGAGTAACCATCACACCCAAGACAGCCCTAACGATTCCGATCGTTTGGTCCTGTGTGAAGATCCTGAGCGAATCCGCTGCCGGACTACCGCTGAAAATCTTCGAAGATACCCCGACAGGCCGGGTGCTGGCTGATACCAAAACTCGGCAGGCCCGAGTGTTGCGGAAGCCAAACCCCTACATGACCAGGCTGAACTTTCTCAAGTGCGCCGTGGTGAACATGGCGTTGCGGGGAAACGGATACAACATCATTGAGAGGGCTGATAACGGCGATTGGATCGGGCTCATCCCGGTAAGTGCTGACAACGTAGAGGTCGATACCTCGGACGATTTGATCTACTGGGCAACGGTAGGCGGTAAACGTTTTCCGGTCTCACCTGAAAACATGCTGCATTTTAAACTGTTCAGCGGCGACGGGATCATCGGCCTATCGCCTGTCGAGTACATGGCCGAGTCCATGGGCTTGGCGAAGACGGCACAAAACTGGTCCGCAATGTTCATGCGCAAGGGCGGGTTCACCGGTGGCTATGTTATCTACGACCAGTTCCTGACCAAGACCCAGCAAGCGCAGATCATGGAAAAATTCCCGGATGTGCGCAAAGGCGACGTCAATGATATTGGCTCGATGGGCATCCTGCAGGGGGGGCCAAAGATCGTGCCCGCCGGGCTGAGCCAGAAGGACAGCCAGTTCATCGAGTCGCAGCAGTTTCAAGAAGAAGCGCTCGCTGGCTGCTATGGCGTTCCGCTTTACCTGGCCAATCGCGCCGGGAAGACCTCAATCATGGGTTCGAACCTGGAGCAGCAAACCAGCGGCTTCGTCACGTTCGGGCTCAAGCCATACCTCGATGCCATCGAGGACGAAATCAACGACAAGCTTTTTCGCGACAAGCCGCAATTTGTGGAGTTTGTCGTGGAGGGTTTGCTGCGAGCTGATAGCGCCGGCCGGGCCACTTACTACCAGGCGGCGCTCGGCGGTTCGGGCGGCTCGGGCTGGATGTGCATCAACGAGGTTCGTGACAAGGAAAACCTGCCGCGCCTGACGGGCGAAGAGTACAGCCGGGTCACCCGGTGGGAGATGCAATCAAATGTCAAAGCTTGAAGTACCGTTTGAACTCAAGGCGGTCGATGACGCCGGCAACTTTGAAGGCTATGCCGCGGTGTTCAATAACGTTGACCTCGGCGACGACGTGATCCTGCCTGGGGCTTTCACCAAAGTGAAAACCACCCGCGGTGGAAAGCTGAAGCTCGCCCTCTACCACGACCTGACGCGCTTAGTGGGCTCAGCCGATTACACGCAGGACGATCACGGGTTGCTGCTGAAGGGCCGAGTGAACCTGGCGGTCAGCTACGCGCGCGACGCCTACGAGCTGATGAAGGCGGAGATCCTCGACAGCATGTCGATCGGGTTCAACACTATCAAGGCGGACTTCGAAGAGCGTGCCGGCCGCCGCATCCGGATCATCAAGGAAGCCGAGCTCTGGGAAGCGTCCTTCGTGCCGTTCGGCATGAATCCAGCGGCTCAAGTACTCACTGTGAAATCTGACATTCGACTTTTCGAGAACGCTCTGCGTGAACGCATGGGGCTTTCCCAGAAGGAAGCGGCAGCAGTCGCTTCGCTCGGCTATCCCGCGCTCCGCCGTGACGGCGGAAGCGAGGCCACGGCGATCGTGGAAGAGCTGAAAACACTCTCCAACACTTTTGACCAATTTTTTAAGGTGTCGCCATGACCGATCCAATCCAAGAAGTAAAAAGCTCTCTCGAGAACCAGCTGAAGGAAGGCTTCAGTGGTTTGCAGAAAAAATACGACAACGTTGCCGATGAGCTGCAGAAGGGCAACAAGGTCACCGGCGAAATGAAGTCGCAGATCGAAACCCAGAAGGGCGAGATCGAGCGGGTCATCGAGCAGGTCCAGAAGCTTGAAGAGAAGGGCATCAAGCTGCGTAGCCAGCCGGGTGAGGCCAAGAGCTTCATCGACTTGGTGAAAAATGACGATGCCTATAAATCGTTGCAGGCGAAGAGCGTTTCCTTGGCCGATATCGAAGTGACCAAGTCCGACATGGCCACCATGAAGGAAATGAAGGTCACCAGCGCCGGCATCGTTGCCCCGAATTATGACCCGGTAATTCAGCCGGGGATCCGCCAGGAGCTGCGCATCCGCGATCTGCTGACCACCGTTCCGGTAACGGGCCAGCAATACACCTTCTTCAAAGAAAACCTGCACACCCGCGGCGCGGCACCGGTTGCTGAAGGCGGCTTGAAACCCACCAGCAACGTGACTTTCACGACCCAAACCGACCGGGTCAAGAAGATTGCCGTCTGGATGCCCGTGACGGATGAGGCGCTGGACGACGTTCCTCAGCTGATGGCCTACCTGCAGGAGCTGCTGCGCTACGACCTGAAGCTCGAAGAAGAGCGCCAGATCCTGAAGGGCGATGGCACCGGTGAGAACCTGAACGGCCTGATGACCCAGGCCACCGTGTACGACACGGCACTGACGAAGGCAGGTGATACGGCCATCGACCTGGTGCGTCGGGCGATCTACCAGGTTCGCAAGCAGTCGATGCTGTCCGCCGACGGGATTGTGATGACCGAGCTTGACTGGATGAACATCGAGCTGCAGAAGGACGGAGAGAACCGCTATCTCTTCGCCAACTTGCAGGGCCTGGTCACACCGGTCCTCTGGGGCCGGCCGGTCGTCACCTCCGACAGTGTCGACGAGGGTGACGAGGATACCGGCGGCGAATTCTTGGTAGCGAACTTTGCTCGGTCCTCGGTGCTGTTCGATCGCATGTCGTTCCTGTTCAAGATGGGCCTGATCAACGATCAGTTCATCAAGAACGAGCGCGCGCTGCTGGTGGAAGAGCGTCTCGGCCTGGGTGTGCGCCGCCGTGAAGGTCTGGTCAAAGGGCGCTTCGCCGTCGCGGCCTAACACTCGCATCATTCGAAGGCCGGCCCCTGCGCCGGCCTTTACGTTTCGGGAGGCAATATGAAGATCAAAGTAGTTTGGGGTTTTGTCGGCAATGCATTGCTGTTGGGTTCCGCGACGACTGCGGTAAAGGCTGGGCAGGTGTTCGACAACGTCGAAGATGAATATGCCCATGCCTTGATCGGCAAAGGGCTTGCTGTCGAGCTCGACTCCAATGGCAAGCATCGAGTGGCAAATCCCGAGGAAAATAAAACCGCTGCTCCAAAGGAGGATAAGGCCGCTGCTGACAAGGCTGCCGCCGCCAAAGCCGCAGCGGATAAAGCAGCAGCCGATAAGGAAGCTGCCGACAAAGCACTGGCTGATAAGGCCGCTGCTGACAAGGCTGCCGCGAAAGAGACCAAATGATGATCGAACTATCCCTGGTGAAGCAGCATTTGCGCGTCGATCACGATGATGAGGATGGCCTGATCCAGGGGTATATCGACGGCGCTCTCGCTCACGTCGAGCAACATTGCGATCGCGAGCTGGTGGAGGGTATCCCGGTCCTGCCCGAGCAAATGGCTCTGACCAAGGATGTCATCCAAGCCGTGCTGCTGTTGGTCGGTCATTGGTACTCCAATCGCGAGGCTGTAATGATTGGCTCGAACGGTGTCTCCGCGTCGGAGGTGCCGCTCGCTTATGAGCGGTTGCTCTGGTACCGAAAGCGTTTTTGAGGAATTGCCATGGCTGCCTATCGTGAACCCGGCGCCGGTGAGTTAAATCACCGACTGGCGATCCGCCGCAGAACCGATCTGCCAGCTGGCGACATGGGATTGGATTCGGTCTTCTCTGCGCTGACCGCTCGGTGGGGAAAGATTCAACCGGTGGGTACAGCCGTGTATGCCGAAGGCGTACAAACTGAGGTTAAGGTCACACACCGCATCTGGTTCAGGATCGTCAAAGGCGTTACCGACACGCATGAAATTGTGCATGTAACGCAGACTCCGGGGTTGCCAGGCGTCTACGAGGTAGTACCTGAAACGCCAATTTATCGCGTGAAGCGCTCCGCAGATATGAATGGCTCCCGTCGGTTTACGCTGCTGGAGGTCGAAGAGTTAAGCCCGTCGCAATCTGGAGCAGGGATCTATGTCTAATTCCGCATCGATTGACGGCTACCTTCACGTTGAAGGGTTCGACAACTGGGAGCGTGACGCCTTCGACAAAAAGGAAATTCGCAAGGGGATGCGCAAGGTCGGTTTGCTTATCACGCAGCGCGCCCAGATGAACCTGGTGTTGGGCAAGGGCCAGGACGGGTACCCTGTGAACCGCACAGGCGCGACCGTCGAGTCGGTGACCTTCAAGGTTTCCCGCGCTGGATTTCTGGTCCGCATATCCCCAACGAAAACATCGGCCATGGAAGAGTTCTATCCGGCCTATCTGCACTACGGCGTGAAGAAGGGCCGCAAGCTTGGAAAGCTGGCCCCCGGAATGGGCAAAGGTAAATCGAATCGGCGAGCCATAGGTGTTCGCGCTGCGGCAATCGCTGAACGTGCCGCCGGTGAGTGGCGCATAAAGCCGCGTGACAACTACATGGCCGACGCCCTGCAGGACTCGGCATCGCAAGTCCAATCCATCCTTTCCGCTGCATTCGCCGCTGCCCTGGGCTGATCGCCACAACACCGGACAAACACATGAAGCTGAACCCGCTTGTCGCGCACTTGCGGCTGGCTTGCCCGTCCTTTGCTGGTCGAGTAGCCGGCGGCATCGACTGGGATGCTGTCGTCGAGAGCGCTCAGTTGGCTTTGCCCGCCGCGTACGTGATTGCAACCGCGGATGCTGCGACCCCGACCAAAGCCCAAAACATGATCATTCAGGACATCACTGATCAGTTCAACGTGGTGATAGTGCTGGATACGACGGACGAGCGTGGCCAAGCCGCGAATGACCAGCTGCACGATATACGCGCCGAGCTATGGCGCGCCTTGCTGGGGTACATCCCATCACCGGAATACACGCCCATCGAGTATGGCAAGGGCGCCTTGCTGCACATCAGTCGCGCCCGGGTGGTTTACCAGTTCACCTTCTTCTCAGAATTCCAGGTTGGGCGTAATCGTCCTGACCAGCCGGCCGAGACCTGGCAAGAGCTTGAGCTCGACGGGCTCGCCGGGTTTACCGGTGTCGAATTCCAAATGGACTGCATCGACCCAGCAGATCCAAACCTGCAATCACCCGGCCCGGATGGGCGTATCGAAGCGCATTTCTCAGGAGACGTAACACCATGACCAAGCGCATCACTGTGGTGCCGGCCAAAGGCCGCTCTGTGCCCGATCCGGAGGCTGGCGACCTGTTGCCTGTTGAAGGCCGGGACGTACCCGACAACGTCTGGTGGCGCCGCCGCCAAGCTGACGGCGACGTCAAGTTGAAAGACGTTGAACCCACTACCACCAAAGCTGCAGTCGCGGCGAAAACCGAGGTCGCCAAATAATGCCTATCGGATTCAGCAACATCCCGGCCGATATCCGTGTGCCGCTGTTCTATGCGGAGATGGATAACTCGGCAGCTAACAGCGCCTCGTCGGCCATGCGCCGGCTGATCGTCGGCCAGGTGAACGACAGTGCCGTCGGTGAAAGCATCGGCAAACTGGTGCTGGTAACCAGTCTGGCCCTGGCTAAGGAAATTGGCGGGCAGGGCTCCATGCTCGCCGCAATGTACGAAGCCTGGCGCAAGACTGACCCGATCGGCGAGATCTGGTGCCTGCCGCTGCAAAACGAAACCGGCGAGGTCGCCTCTGCGACTATCACCATCACCGGCACTTCCACCGAAGCTGGCTTGCTGAACCTGTATGTCGGCGGTGTGCGAGTGCAATCCGTGGTGCCGTCCGCTGCAACACCTACGGCTGCGGCCGCCGCCCTTGCGGTAAAGATCAACGCCTCACCAGATCTGCCGGTGACAGCGGCCGCAGTGGCGGGCGTGGTTACTTTGACCTGCAAATGGACCGGCGAAAGCGGCAACGACATCAGCATCGCGCTTAATCGCCTGGGCAAGTCCAATGGCGAAATGACGCCGGCCGGTATGACCGTTGCGGTCACGCAAATGACCGCAGGCGTCGGCACTCCAGACCAGGTGGACGCAATCGCCGCACTGGGTGATGAACCCTTCGAGTTCCTGTGCCAGCCGTGGACCGACACGACTTCGCTGAATGCCTGGAAGGATGCGATGGACGACAACGTCGGTCGCTGGAGCTGGGCCAAGCAGCTGTTCGGACACGTCTACAGCGCGAAGCGCGGAACGATCGGCACTTTGGTCGCTGCTGGCCAGGCCCGTGACGATCAGCACATGACCATCCAGGCGGTGGAAGTTGGTGTTCCTCAGCCAGTGTGGGTGCAGGCCGCCGCTTTGGCCGCGCGTACCGCCGTCTTTATCTCTGCCGATGCCAGCCGTCCAACCCAAAGCGGCAGCATGCCAGGCCTTGATCCGGCCCCTGCGAGCGACCGTTTCACACTGACCGAGCGTCAGTCTCTGTTGAACTACGGCTTGGCCACGGCGTACTACGAGGGCGGTTACGTGCGCATTCAGCGCTCGATCACCACCTATCAAAAGAACGCCTACGGCCAGGCGGATAACTCCTACCTGGACAGCGAGACCATGCACCAGTCGGCGTACATCATCCGCCGCATGCAAAGCGTCATCACTAGCAAGTACGGCCGCCACAAGCTGGCCAACGATGGCACCCGCTTCGGCGCTGGCCAGCCGATTGTCACGCCGAGCACCATTCGCGGGGAGCTGATTGCCCAGTACGCGAAGCTCGAGCTGGAAGGTCACGTCGAGAACGCTGATCTGTTCGCTGAGCACCTGGTGGTGGAGCGTGATACCCAGGACCCGAGCCGGGTCAACGTGTTGTTCCCGCCGGACTACATCAACGGTCTGCGCATCTTCGCGATGCTCAACCAATTCCGTCTTCAGTACGACGCCGCGGCGTAACGCTGACCCTGATCACCCGGCCCGCCTTGAGCGGGCTTTTTCATTCCAGAGGAAAAGACCATGGGTCAAAAAGTAGCGGGTACCGCCTACGTAAAAGTGGACGGCACGCAGCTCACTATCACCGGCGGCGCGGAAGCCCCGTTGATGGAAGTGAAGCGGGAGACGGTTTATCCGGGCTTCTTCAAGGAAGAAGAACTGGCGCCCTACTTGAAGATGACAGCCATCGTGGAGGCGGGCTTTCCGATCAAGACGCTGGCGAATGGCCGCGACATGACGGTCACGTGCGAATTCAACAACGGTCGCGTCTACGTGCTTTCGGGTGCCTACCTGGTCGATGAGCCATCGTTCAAGGCTGACGACGGCACGGTAGAGCTGCAATTCGACGGCATCAAAGGGAGTTGGCAATGAGTGATTCCGTAAAGCTGCAGGCGCCTATTGAAGCGCATGGCGAGCCCCTGACCGAACTGAACCTGCGCCGCCCGACCGTGCAGGAAGTTCGGGCCATCAAGGCCTTGCCGTACAAGATCGACAAAAACGAAGAGGTCAGCCTCGACATGGACGTCGCCGCGAAATACATCGCGGTGTGCGCAGGCATCCCTCCGTCGTCGGTCAACCAGCTCGATCTGGCGGACCTAAACACGCTGAGCTGGCAGGTGGCCGGTTTTTTCATGAGCGCGGCATCAGCACAACCGAGCAGCTGATTGAGGTCGCGTATGACCTGGCGTGGTTCTGGAAAGTTGATCCAGAGCTATTGATGGCCCGGCCACTGGACGTGCTCCTTGAATCTCTGGAGCACGCCCAGCGCATTAACCAATCCCAGCAGGTGTAGTGATGGCGGACAAGTTCCAGCTCAAGGCGTTGATCACCGGCGTCGACAAGCTGTCGCCGACGCTGGCGGGGATCCGGAAGAACGTTGCGGGCTTCACCAAGCAGATGAACAACTCGGGCCTTGGCAAGATCGGGTTCAAGGAAGCTTTGCAGGGCGGCGCCCTGGCGGCCCCGTTTATTGCTGGCGCCCGGGCGGCCATTGAGTTCGAAACCGCCATGGCGGACGTGAAGAAGGTGGTGGACTTCGACACCCCGCAGCAGTTCAAGCAGATGGGGCAGGACGTACTCGACCTGTCGGAAAACATGCCGATGGCGGCAAGCGGCATTGCCGCAATCGTCGCCGCCGGCGGCCAGGCGGGCTTTGCTCGTGGTGAGTTGAAGCAGTTTGCCGAAGACGCCGTAAAGATGGGCGTTGCCTTTGATCAGACCGCCGAGCAGTCGGGCGACATGATGGCCAAGTGGCGCACCTCGTTCAAACTGACCCAGCCCGAAGTGGTCAAGCTGGCGGACCAAATCAACTACCTGAGTAACGTTGGCCCGTCTTCGGCCGCGCAGATCTCCGACATCGTCACGCGCATCGGCCCACTTGGCGCAATCGCTGGCCTGGCTTCAGGCCAGATCGCTGCGATGGGCGCGACCCTGGCGGGCGTGGGCGTGCCGAGCGAGGTTGCTGCAACCGGCATGAAGAACTTCATGCTGGCCCTGACCAAGGGAAGTGCAGCAACGAAGCAGCAGGCCCAGGCCTTCAAATCTCTGCGACTCGACGTGACGAAGGTTGCCAAGAGCATGCAGAAGGATGCACAGGGCACTATCGAGGATGTGCTCGCTCGCATCGCGATGGTCGCGCCGGAGAAGCAGGCCGGCCTCTTGACTCAGTTGTTTGGGTCGGAGTCGGTCACCGCGATCGCTCCGCTGCTGACAAACCTTGATCTTCTGAAGAAGAGCTTCCGGGATGTAGCCGAGGGGTCAGGCTACGCCGGATCCATGCAAAAGGAATATGCCGCGCGTTCGGCCACCACGGCCAACGCGATGCAGCTGCTGCAGAACAAAGTGACACGGCTGGGTGTTGAGGTGGGTAGTGCACTGCTGCCACCGTTTAACGACTTCCTGACGATCATCGGCCCGCTGGTATCCAAGCTTGCCACCCTGGCTGCTCAGCACCCGGGTTTGATCAAAGGCATCGTCGCAGCAGCATTGGCCTACGGCGTGCTGCGCGTGGCTGTGATAGCCACCACCATGGCGATGACACTCTTCAATGCCGTGACCAAGAAGTCGATTGTCGGCTTGGTTATCAGGGGGATCGCCCTGGCTGCCGGCCTGCTCATCGCGAACTGGTCGAAGGTCGCACCGTTCTTCGAAGCGGTGTGGGCAAAAATAGGAGGGCCTGTGATGCAGGCCTGGGAGTGGTTCAAGAAGTTCGCCGAGTACACGCCGCTCGCGCTGATCACGGCGAACTGGGAGCCGCTGACGAAGTTCTTCGGTGCGCTGTGGGATCTGCTGGAAGCTCTGTCCGTTCCCGCCATGGACTTCTTGAAGTTGATCTTCGACTGGAGCCCCCTGGGCTTGATCGTCAAGCACTGGGAACCCATCACCGCCTGGTTCCAATCGTTGTGGGCAAAGCTCAAGCCAATCATTGAGCCGATCATGAAATGGTTCGGCGGTGGGGATGGGGGGGACGGGATTATCCAGACCGCGACCAACAAGGTGAACGCTTTCACCGAGGCCCAGCAGAAACGGAATGCCGGCGCAGGCGGAGGCACAGGTGAGTTTCTCCAGTCCGATGCAGCGTTGGCCGCTCAGTCGCGTCGCGCGGCCAACAATGAAGCCTTTGGCATCGACAACAACCGACTGCTGAGCCGGCCGGGGCAATTGCCGCCTTCTGGCAGCCTGCTGCAGCAAACCGCCGCTACCCAGGCGCAGAAGGTCAATGGCGAGATAAACGTAAATATCAAAGGCGCGCCGCCCGGCACGACCGTAGATCAGCCGCAGGCCAGCCAAACCGGTTTGAAAATAAAGCCCAACGTCGGTACGCGAACCGTTGGCGTGATGAGGGCGCAGTAAATGGCAGAAAGAACGTGGCGTGATGAACTGCTGCCGGCCTCGTTCCGGGGGATCAGTTTCTTGATCCCCCAGGCCACGGTGCCGGTGGGCATGAAAGGCCAGTTGCACGAATTCCCTCAAAGGGATGAGCCTTACTTCGAGCAGTTGGGCAAGCAGTCCCAGGTCCACCGGCTCACGATTTGGATCATCGGCGACGATTGTTTCGAGCGGCGTGACAAGTTCCTCGAGGCAATTCAAACGCCAGGGGCGGGCGAGCTGGTTCACCCTTGGCTGGGTCGAATGCAGGTCAAGGCTGGCGAAGCCGAGCTGACCCACGACTACCAGCAGGGCGGCATGGTCAGCATGCTGGTCACGTTCTATCCGGATACGCCGCTCAAGTTTCCCGTGGCCAGGGTCAATACCCAGCAGCAGGTGGTGAAGGCTTCGGAGAGCATGTGGGAATCGGCGCTGGCGCGATACAAGGCTGCGATGGCCAAGGTTGACCAAGCACGCCTGGGTCTGGCCCGGCTGCGCAACAACCTGTCTGCGGTGTACACCGTAATCCAGCGCCAGTTCGCACCGTTCGTGGCCGTCTTCACAAACCTGACCGGGTTGGCGCAGTCGATCATGAATGCTCCCGGCTCGCTGTCGGCACTGTTCTCCAGCTATTTCAGCGATTTTTCAGTTCAGGATTACCTGGGCAACGACTCCAGCTATCGCAACACCGTAGCCACAGCAAGCCAGCAGGCCGAAGCGGTGAGCAGCATTAATACCGTCAGCACGATCGGCGGTGTCGACTCGGCCGCTGCATCGAAGGCCACGGCCGATCTGGTGCAGGACGCACTGCTCGTTCAGATTGCCCTGATCGTCAGCGAAATGCCGATCGCCTCGCAGCCTGTGTCCACAGACACAACGCCATCTGCTGATCAACAGGCCGTGCAGCCCTTCGAAAGGCCTGAGGTGCCGGTGGCAGATGATGTGCTCGAGCTGCGCGACGGATTGAACGAGGCGATGCTTGAGGCATCACTTAAAGCCGACTCGGCTCATTACCTGGTGCTCAATGCCCTGCGGCAGACAATCGTCAAGCACCTGACGGCGGTCGCTGCTTCCGGCGTTCGCCTGGTGGAAATTACCCCGCCGGAAACCCTTTCTGCCCTGGTCCTGGCGTACCGGCGCTTCGGCGACGCTACGCGTGAGTCCGAGGTCGTGGAGCGAAACCGCATTCACCACCCAGGGTTTGTGCCCGCACGGCCGATCAAAATAGCCCAGAGGTAACCCGTGGACGAAGATGAAAACACCGTGACGCTCAGCGTCAACGGTTCGGATTACTCTGGCTGGAAATCGGTTGAAATTGCCCCAGGCCTCGAGGATCAGGCCCGCTCGTTCAATTTGAGCATCACATGGAAGTGGCCAGGGCAGACCATAGGGAGGCCGATCAAAGAGGGTGACAAGTGCCAAATTCGAATCGGGGATGACCTGGTGCTTACTGGATGGGTGTTCGCCTCGCCGATCGATTACGACGACAAACAAATCACCATGTCCATCAGCGGGAGGTCGCTGACCGCCGACCTGGTCGATTGCGCGGCAATCAATGAGCCGGGCCAGTGGAACAATCAGAGCGTCTTGTCAATCGTTTCAGCGCTTGCGGCTCCGTATGGGTTGAAGGTGCGCAGCGAGATTCCTGAAGGCGCAAAGCTCTCTGATCACACCATCGAGCCTGGCGAGACAGTCTTCGAATCCATCGATCGACTGCTCACTCTGTTCAGGGTTTTCTCTACTGACGACGCCACCGGCATGGTGGTGCTGGCCAGGCCCGGAAGCGAGGAGCGGGCGTTCGACGCGCTTGAGGTGGGCAAGAACATCAAGACCGGCAGTGCCGGGCTCGACTTCTCTGCGGTGTTTTCTGAGTACCGAGTGCTCGGGCAGAAGAGCGGAACCGATGATGAGTTCGGCGCCGCGGCTGCCGAGGTTTCGGCAACGGTCACTGATCCCCGGGTTGCCCGTCGGCGGGTGATGGTGATTCAGCAGTCCGGCCAGCTTACGACTGAGCTGGCCCAGGCAAGGGCGCACTGGGAAAGCGTCACGCGCATGGGCAAGGCGCTGACCACCACGTATGAGGTTCAGGGGTGGAGGCAAACAAACGGCCAACTCTGGAAGCACAACATGCTGGTCCGGGTCATCGACCCGATCATCGGATACGACCGTTGGATGCTCATAGCCCGGGTGACATACATCCTGGGCGAGGGCGGCATGGTCACAAAAATGGAAGTCGGCCCACCTGACAGTTACGAGCCGGAACCGAATGACTCGCTGAAAAACCGCAAGCTGAAAAAGGGCGGGAAGGGCGACAACTTCGAATACCTCATCCCAGCAGACTACGAGCCAAAACAATGAGCCTGAAAAGCATGCTGGCCCGCGGCACCGTCGTGCTCGCAAACGCCGGGAAGAAGATGCAGTCGCTGCAAATTCGCCTGACGGCAGGCGAGCTGAAAGACGGTGTCGAGCATTTCGAACCCTACGGCTTCACAAGCAATCCGCTGGCGGGCGCCGAGGTGCTGACTGCGTTCCTGGGTGGTGATCGCTCCCACGCGGTTGTTGTGGTCGCTTCTGACCGCCGCTACCGCATCAGCGAAGTCGCCCCAGGTGAGGTGGTCATCTTCACGGATGAAGGGGACAAGATCCACTTCAAGCGCGGCCAGGTCATCGACATCGAAACCCAAACGCTGAACATCAAGGCCGGTGCGTCCGTGAATTTTGACACCCCGTTGATCACGCAGACCGGGCGGATCGTTTCCGAGGGAGACCAGGTGGCAGGCGGTATCAGCCAAATTAACCACCCCCATAGCGGGGTGATGCCCGGCAACGGACAAAGTGGTCCAGCTGTGCCGGAGGCTGAATGATTATTTCAAACACAGTGGAGGCCGGTCTCACGCGTGCGGTGATGATCAGCCTTTTCACCTGGCGCCGCGCGGCGACGGATGACCTGGTCGATGACGAGGAGCGCTATGGCTGGTGGGGTGACAGCTATCCAGCGACCGCTGACGACAAGATCGGCTCCCGCCTGTGGCTGCTGCGCCGGGTAAAGCTCACCGAGGCCACTCAGCGCGATGCCGAGTTTTACGCCGACGAGGCGCTGCGCTGGTTGCTCACTGATGAGCAGGTGGTGGGTATCGATATCAGCAGTGAGAAGGCCGGAATTAACCGTCTGAACCTGGTAGTGATCCTGACGATTCTTGGCGGCGCTCGGCTCGAAATCAAACCCTCTTCTTCATGGCAGGTGATCTATGCCGTTTGAAACGCCGTCTCTGCCGGTACTCATAAGCCGCACCCAAAGCGACCTTGCCAGTGATGTGCTACGCCGATCTGACGCCCAGGTGCTGGCCAGGACCCTGAGCGGCACCGCGTACGGGCTGTACGGATACCTCGACTGGATCGTTGACCAGATCCTGCCAGACCGCGCTGACGAGGAAACGCTCGAGCGCATAGCGATCCTTAGACTGAGCCAGCCTCGCAATCCGGCGCAGCCCGCCGAAGGCTCGGTCGGATTCACTGCTGCCGCGCTGGCGGTGCTCGATGTCGACGTGGTACTCCAGGCCGATGACGGCCGAACCTACAAGGTCACTGCCGGGTTAACGACCGCGGCAGGGGTAAACACCACCACCATAGCTGCCGTTGATGCGGGTGTTCTCGGAAATGCCGACGCAGGCCTGACGTTGAAGTTGATCCAGCCAGTGGAGGGCGTGGTGAATACCTTCACCGTGCTCGCTCCAGGGCTCACTGGGGGAATTGCTCAAGAGAGCGTTGAATCGCTCCGCGCGCGCGTTGTTCGGTCCTACCGCGTGATCCCGCATGGCGGTTCAAAAGATGACTACGAAACCTGGGCACTTGAGGTGCCCGGTGTCACTCGAGCATGGTGCCGTGGCAATTACCTTGGGCCAGGCACCGTTGGTTTGTTCGTGATGCGTGATGGCGACGTTGAACCAGTGCCGAATCCAACCCAGCTAGCTGAGGTGAAAGCCTATATCGAGCCACTACGGCCAGTTACTGCTGAGCTTTATGTGCTAGCTCCAGTCGAAGTGCCGGTGGTCTACCAGATCCACGCCGTACCCGACACGTCAGCAGTACGCGCCGCTATCCAGGCTCAGCTTGTGGACCTTCACGAGCGTGAAGCGGGGCTCGGCGAAACGCTCCTGCTCACCCATATAGCCGAGGCTATCAGTGGGTCTGCAGGCGAGACTGATCACCAGCTCATCGCGCCGTCTGCAAACGTTGTGCCCGCTGCCAACCATCTTCTGACCTTCGGGGGTATCACATGGCTGTGATTAGAACGGCGGAAGAGTATCGGGTGCAGCTTCAGGGGCTGCTCCCGCCCGGCCCTGCCTGGGATCCTGAGCTTGTGCCAGAAGTCGCGCTGGTGCTATCCGGCGTGGCTCTGGAGTTCTCACGCGTGGATGCGCGCGCCGTGGCGCTGCTGAACGAAATGGACCCGGCAGGGGTGAGCGAGCTCGTTCCAGATTGGGAGTCGATTATGGGCCTGCCGGACACCTGCCTCGGCCCGAACCCAGCGTTTGAGGATCGACGCCTGGCGGTTCGCCGAAGATTGGTGGAGGTTGGCGGGCAGAGCCGCGCCTACTTCATTGAGATTGCGGTGAGCCAGGGTTATCCAAACGCAAATATCACCGAGCACAGAGCGCCCCGTATGGGGCGTTCTCGTTTTGGCTCCGCTCATTTCGGTACCTGGAACGCCCAGTTTATGTGGACGCTGAACACCGGAGGCCGGCAGCGGCAGGGCCGACGCTTCGGTGTCAGCTATTGGGGCGAGCGTTTCGGCACCAATCCGGGCAATGCCCTGGAATGCCTAATCCGGCGGCCAGCGCCGGCACACACCGTTGTGCACATCAATTACGACTGAGGGGTAAAACCGTGGATTTTCCGAAAAGTGTGCCCAGCGTTGGGTTGGTAGATGGCAAATTTATTGATGAGGATGCAGTCGCCGGCACGCCCGGCTCGCTGATTCCATCCGCCTGGGGCAATGCTGTAACCCAGGAAATCCTCAAAGTAATTCAGGAAGCCGGGCTCGAGCCGGACGAAGACGACAACACGCAGTTGAATGCCGCGATCGATCAAAAGATAACTGAAGGGGCGGTGGTATTCGCTACTCAACCTGAAGCGGAAGCTGGTGAATCAAGCACAAAAGCGATGAGCCCTCTGCGCGTGTTTCAAGCAATCGCCAAGGTGGTTGCTCAGGCCACAGAAAGTGCTTTCGGTTGGCTTAAAATTGCTGCCCAGACCCAGGTTGTGGCTGGTACAGACGACGCAACGGCTGTGACGCCGAAGAAGCTGGCCACCGCCAGTCAGGTGCAGGTTCACGCAGCCTTTACGGCTGGCGGTACTTCCACGGCGCTTACCTTAACGCCGAGCCCGGCGATCTCTGCATACGCGCTGAACCAGCGGTTCGCAGTGAAGTTCCCCGTTAGTTCGGGCTTAAACCCTACGATTAACGTTTCCGATAAAGGGGCCAAGAATCTAAAACAATACGATGCTGGCGGAGCGAAGATTTCTGCAGCGTTTGCGGCTGATCAGATATCTGACGTGATTTACGACGGGGTCGATTGGGTTTTGATGGATCAGCTACCGTCGTTAAGTTTGGTAGGAGTTCAAGGATCTTTCACTAATCTAAAAGGAGGAGCTACTGGTCTCAGTGCCGTATCCACTATTACTGCTGATGAGCTCGTTCTTGAGTCGCCGGCAGGCTCATATATGACCGTCCGTAACGTAAACCTTTCTCCGTCCTTTGCGAATGCGAACGGACTAAATGGACTTGATACCGGAACGGTGCAACCCAGTAGCTTTTATGACCGATGGGTTATTTCCAACGGGACTACCGTTGGGGCATTGTTTTGCGCCTATGGTAACTTGCCAGTAATGCCAGCTGGTTACACATTCAAAGCCCGCGTAGGACCGGTTCGAACAGATTCTACTGCTAACAGATTTCCCCTCCCGTTTATTCAGTCCGGGCGTCGTTTTAGTTACGTTCCTAAGCCGGCCACAAATTTAACCGCGCCACCACAGATTGCCACTGGAGTGGTAGCGTTCCCATCTGCCGTTGGTTGGCAAGGTTATGCCCCGCCTGGGGCTGCACTTGTTGTTTTAAAAATAATACATGCTCAACAAGCTGCGGGATGGTTATCAAACTCCCCAGACTACGTTTATCAATACACACAATCCGTAAGCGGCAATAGTTCTGAATTTACTCTACAGCTTGCGCCAATTACGGCATCTGTTTATTGGGGAGCTAACTCTGGAACAGCTGGAATCCCAGCACTGTATTTGATGGGGTGGGAGGAAAACCTATGAGCGGATATGCGGTAAGCGTTGATTTGTCATACAACAGGATGGTGCAAGGCCCGCACCCAAAAGAAGGGGATCCTGAAGGGGCAACATACCCTGATTACTCGATTGAAACATATCTTCCATTTGAAGAAGGGCCGCCGCCTAAACCGATATCACTTCCACCTACCGCCGAAGAGGCTCGCGAATCTGCGCTCTTGGAGCGGGACAGGTTGTTAGTGACAGCAGCCATACGAATAGCGCCTCTTCAGGATGCAGTAGAGTTGGGGGATGCCACACCTGCTGACCAAGCCAACCTAAAGAAGTGGAAGCAATACCGGGTTGCACTGAATCGCATCGATCAGCAGGCAGGGTTTCCTGAAATTATCGAATGGCCGTCGTCCCCCACCTGACCTTTGGCTCATGCCAGCGTCACCTCGCGCCGCTTTTCCGATTGGAGGAAGTCATGCCGATAACCCAGCAGCAGTTGCTGCAGATACTCCCTAGCGCCGGCCGCAATGCCGGCGTTTTTGTTCCTGCTATAAATACCGCCATGAATCGCTATGGCATTGTTGGGGCGGCCCGTGCTGCGGCGTTCATTGCCCAAGTTGGGCATGAGTCCGGCCAGTTGCTCTGGGTTCGCGAGATATGGGGGCCCACGGCGCAGCAAGTCGGGTACGAGGGGCGCGATGATCTGGGAAACACGGTCAAGGGCGACGGTTCCAAGTATCGCGGCCGTGGCCTGCTCCAGATCACCGGACGTGCAAACTATGCGGCGTGCGGGGAGGCTCTGGGCCTGGATCTAGTAAACCACCCTGATCTGCTCGAACTGCCACAGCATGCCGCGATGTCGGCGGCCTGGTTTTGGTCTATGAAAGGCCTGAACACGTTGGCTGATCAGGGGGATTTCCAGAAGATCACCCGCCGCATAAATGGCGGACTCAACGGCTTGGAAGATCGCGTGCAACTGTGGGAGCGCGCGAAAAAGGTCCTGGCATAAAGGCTATGCAGGAACTGGCCTTTGGAGTGAGATTTACGGGTAACGGTTGAACGGATTGAAGGTTGTAAACCCGTAATGGTGAGATATTGCGACAATAGCTACCACTGATAGAAGCAGGATGATCAGGCCGGGGAGGGCCTTTTTAGTCGTCGGTCCAGGCTCTGAATCGTTGAAGCCTATATCATTATTTTCTCTTGCCATGAGGTGCCTCTCAATTAGTCCATGATCTGCCTAGTTTTTGCGCCGTGCCGGCTGCACAGATCTTTAGCGGGTTAGTCTATATCAGATTCGCTTTTTTTTTCGGAAAGCCGACGCAGCTCGCCCAGCAGTCGCTGGTTCTCTCTGAGAAGGTGGTCGCGCTGACCTGTGACCAGGTCGATCGGTCGAAAGCTCACGTTGTCAGGTGCCTCGCCGCTCAATGCCGATATGCGTTCAAGGGCATCCCTCAACCGGGTCTCTGCCGCGGCTTTGCCCGTGGCGAGCAGGTCATTCATCTGCACCAGGCCGGCCACATTGGCCCGGGCCTTTCGCAGTATCGCCTCGGTCTGGATGAGCTCGTCCTCGAGCAGGGCGCACTGGTGTTGGTACATTTCCAGGGGCGTGGGGCAGCCAAGCCAGTCATCGGTATCCATGTCAACGTTCATATTTCGAAACTCATATACTGTATGTGCGTACAGTAATCGAGGTGTTGCAGATTTGGGAGTGGTGTTCGTCGGCAGGACGCCGGGAGAGGGGGGTAATCATTTCCGCAACCTGATACGCACTCCTTGATCTGCGCGGCTTTCAGCTCGCTCACATTTTCTCAAGTGCGGAAACTATTGCAGGCTAAGCTGTTGTTAAATATGAAATAATCGCCAGTCTTGAAAACCGGCGGACGTTAAGAGCGTCTCCAGGGTTCGAATCCCTGGTTTCCCGCCAAGATTCAAACGAAAGCCCCGCGAAAGCGGGGCTTTTGTGTTTCTGGGGTTTGGGTGGGGTTCGACGGCTTTCCATTGGGCGTCCATAACGCTTGAGGTGTTCCAGAACTTTCCTATCTTGATGCCTTGTCCCGGCGCAAGCGCAACACAATCAGGGCGCATGCGCAGCGCGATCCCACGGTCATTACCCCATCAATTTTGTGACTTTTCTGACGAGCTTTTTCTCGTCATCTCATTGTTTTTTTACTATTATCGTCCATCTGCGAACTCAAGGAAGAGAGGCTGAGCGCCTTGAGACTGGTAGAAAATTCACACTTGATCATTGACGGTGTCATGACTTTTACCCAGAACCTAACGACTCAGCCAACCATAAAGACCTCTTGGTGAAACCGATGGATAAAATGTGTGGCGTCGTTGTAGTGGTAGGCCTTGCTCTCTCGGGATGCGTTACTAAAACTCCAGAAAAACCTAAAGTGGCTCCCCCTCCTGCCGTCGTCCAGCAAGCACCCTCTGAAGTCGCACCTTCGACACCCGCAAAATCGCCTGAGGGCTATGAGGCCGTCCCTGCTAACGCCAGTGCTGACGTCCCAATCGCTACCTATCCCAAAGCCGCTCCGGCGGAATCAGAGACAGGCCTGAACCAGAATCGCGCTGAGCAATGCCGTAAAGAGCTGGATGTCTTGAGGCTCTACAACAAAGCGTCTTATGCCAAATACGAAGCGGAATACCAGACCATTGCTGTCAAGACTGCCAAATACATGGAAGTCAAAGACTCGTTGGGTCCCGATCTAAACTACATGGTAATGCCCGCCTATCAATTCCAAATTCGTGAGTTCTGCTTCCGCGTCAAGACTCGTCTGTCGGAGCTGGTGCTTCGCCAAGCCAAGTAAGTATTCCGCGTCAGGGTGCGTCTTTACGCGTCAACGAAGCTCTGAATATGGCATCTATGTCTGGTGAAATGCTCGTTTCATGCGGCATTCAGCAAATAGTTTTCACTCGTTCGGCGGGAAAGCGCGCTTTATTTATACAAGACCGCGAAAGTAAAGGCCCCGACTAGTCGGGGCCTTTACTTTGAGCCGGCGCGGACTGCGTTTTCACACAGCCAGAATTGCGCAGCTTTGGTGTTTCTGGGGTTGAGTCGAAGCGTGGCGAAAACTGCAGGCTTATGTACATTTATGCCTAAGGTTTGCGAAACATCCGGCCAACCGACGTATGTGCGACGCGACGTCTCGACGTACACCCAATAACCATGTCAACGCTGGTTGGACCTTCGGTGTTGAAACGCGAGGCAGTGCCTTGCGTAGGTTGAGACCCGCAGTGACGCGCTGCCTCCTCCGACAAAAATGAGCAATTTAGTGTATTAAGTTTATTGGAGTGCTAAAGAGAAACCATCCTGATCTTGTGGTTTTTGACCCTGAACCTTGCTTCTGCCCAAGCGGAAAATGCTCGCTATTTAAAGATAGAAAGTTACTGCTAAATGATTTTGACCATCTTTCAAAACATGGCAGTAAGCTTTACATCGATAGCCTTCTCATCAGAAATGAGCAACCTTAGGTAGCAATCAGTGCGTTGATAGGGGGGCACGTACGGTTGTAGGTGCTCAGCGCGATCAATCCTTGGTGCACAATCGATGCCGGTAGCCAAGGAGTGAATACCTTGCCAGCCAGTCAGGGTTACGCGAAAGAAGTTTTCGCACTTAAGTCAAGGCGCCCACTCATTGAATCACGCATCATACCGTCAGAGACCACTTCTCACGAATAATCCTGCAAGGGGCATGCTGTGCTCCATGCAAAAAAGTGAGCGGCGTAGCCCCCAAGGAAGAAGCACCTGAATCCATAAGTGGAATAGCCGATGCCCAAAAAATGGGTTGACAGCGTCGTGGTTTCCAAAAAAAGCAAGGGTCGAGAAAGACTGTGCAGTGTCTGTACTAAAAATACGGTAAATCACGCAATTCTTCTGGTATCAAATTGACAGGCGTACAGGTGGTAGTTCATTCTTCGCAGCTTTTCGATAGCCATGTAATTGCATTTTCTATTTTGGTCGCGGCAAGGGCGAGTTATTGAGGTGACGGGCAGGCAGTTAAAGTCATTTTTAGGCGCTGCTATAGGTGAAAATTGTTTGATCGGGTGCACATCGTGTCTCGGTTACCAGTGCTTTAAGTCATCGTTGCTCTGTATTGTTGATCTTTCTTAAGTGTGAAAGAAGTATTGAGTCGATATTAAATCGTGAGCCTTGGAATGTTACCAAAAAAGCAGCAAGCGTTTAGAAAGGATATCAATGGGCTTCGCGCTTGGGCTGTCCTTACCGTTGTACTCTACCATTTTTCCGTTTTCGGTTTTAGAGGTGGATTCATCGGCGTTGATGTGTTCTTTGTCATTTCCGGATTTTTGATGACGGGGATTATATACAGAGCATTGAGCGCTCCGGGAGGCTCTCAGTTTTCCTTTATCAACTTTTATTTGGCCCGGGCTCGCAGAATAATTCCTGCCTTGTTAGCGGTGTGTATAGCACTTCTGATTGCAGGATGGTTTTATTTGCCCGCTGTTGATTATGGTGTGTTAGGCAAGCATGTCGCGAGTGCGTTGGGGTTTTATTCTAATTTTCAGTTTTTGAGTGAGGCCCGGTATTTTGATGCTGAGTCTTACGACAAATGGTTGCTTCATACCTGGTCTCTTTCGGTAGAGTGGCAATTTTATATTTTACTTCCATTATTCATGGCTGTGCTCTGGAAGCTCAGGCCCAGTAAAGCAGTGATGACGTTCGGTCTGGCTACATTGTTTGTTATGTCACTCTGTATTTCAGTGATTTTTTCCATCTCTTACCCGTCAGCCGCGTTTTATCTATTGCCCACGAGAGGGTGGGAGATGGCAGCAGGCGGCTTGGTTTATCTAACGGCGGAAAAATGCGACCTCCCTCAGAGGATGCGTCAATGTATTGAGCTAATTGGGTTTAGCCTGATAGTTGTTTCGGTGGCGATGCTGGATGTCACTGATGTATGGCCCGGTTCGCTCGCATTGATTCCTGTGCTTGGAACAATGATGGTTTTGATTGCTTCCAGGGAACGTTCGATATTGACATCGACTGCAATCGCTCAATGGTTGGGGAGTCGTTCTTATTCTATCTATTTGTGGCACTGGCCCATCGTAGTAGCGCTGGTCTATACCGAATATCAGAGTTCCGCAGTCGCTATCGGTTTAGGATTGTTAGGCACATTCGTTTTGGGCAGCCTGTCCTATTCAATGATTGAGAAAAGCAAGCTGTTCCTGTTCAGCCGTTTTTCGTCCCTGGTGACGTTGATCGTCTTTGTGATTCTTTCTGCCGTTTTCGCGGGTGTAGGTCTTTTTGTTAGCTTTGTCGGTGCGAATGTTGAAGGCAGGATTCCGCCTCGAGCGAATGCCGCGTTCGAGCAAGCGAATAATGTGGATGCCCGACATGAGCTGTGTAAGCATTTCGATCATTCTAAAATATACGACGCGGCCTCCATCACGGGTTGCACTTTTGGAGGCGAACACTTGGCAGCGATCACAATAGGTGATAGCCATGCTGGGGCGCTGGTAAAAGCCGTGGAGTTTGCGCTGCCGAGTAAAAACGATCATGTCTTGCAATGGACGCTGGATGCGTGCCCTACGGTACTGTCGAGTAAAACGACGGATGGGCTTGACGAGTGTGGTAAGTTTGTCGCCTGGGCGTTAGAGCAACAGAAAGTATTACCGAAAAACGTACCCCTGATCATTGTGAATAGGACTTCACTGTATGCGTTTGGACCCAACGAGTCCGATGATATCCTTAAGCGACTGCTAGCACCCATGTATTTTGAATCGCCCGATTCCCATGGGCTGCCAGAGCATCTGGAAAAAATGCGTGCTGGAATTATAGACACGGCGTGTGCATTCAAAGCAGACCGGGAAGTGTATTTAGTCAGGCCCATACCAGAGCAACGTATCAATGTGCCGAAATTCACCGGCCGAGCGTTACTATTCGGGGTAGAGCGAGATATTTCCGTTTCCATGGAGGAATACAAAAAGCGTAATGCGTTTGTTTGGGAGGCGCAGGATGCAGCGGTGGCCGCATGTGGCGTTAAGGTTCTCGACCCTCTGCCATTTCTGTGCGAAGAGCGTGCATGTCATGGTTCAAATGGGGGATTGCCCATCTATTACGATGATGATCATTTGAATCTGCGAGGTGCTGCATTGTTGGCGCCAATGTTTTCAACGGTATTTAAAAATAAAGAGTGA